CGCTGAAATGTACTGGTTATTGACGCCATCAAAGTAGTTCGACCAGTTGCTCCCAAACGGGCTGAAAGTACCCTGAGTCGTGTTGCCGTTGCGAGTGATCGTGAAGTTGTTGGTGCTGCTGTCGAGAAACGTGTTGTTCTGCGCCCCGTTGGTGCCGTTGCCGGGAAGAAGGAGGGTGACGTTCTCGAAATATTCGTCAGCAGGCCCAAACAGCGGAGGCCAATCTAGACCCTGCGCCGCACGCTTCTGCTTCTTCAGCGCCCAGATGCCAGACGCGCTTGCTGTTGACGGAAACTGAGGCATGTCTTACTCCTGCGTCGGCAACACCCACGACGTGGTGGCTTCGTCCCAGACATACCGCTTTGGCGCTTCAGGCGTGCCGATATCAGTCGGGTACGGCACGGGCGGACTCCATAGGCAAGCGTCTTCGTCCAGCACCCACGACGGGAACGGCTTAGGCGGGATGAACGCATCGCGTTGTGCGTCATAAGTAAAGCCCTCACCTGCGTAGTTCTTGCGGATCGTGGCGTTGTAGCTCGTCTGCACCCATGTGCCGCCGAACAGGTTGTGGCAGAAGTCAGCCCCCTTGGCTTCGGATTCCACACCGTTGTCCATGAGTTCGTTGTTGTGAACGACGATGACTCGAAGCACCGTGTTGTTCAGTCCGATCTCTGCGAAGTGAGCCATTGTTCTTATCCTCAGAATGTGATGCTGCCCGAAGCAGTGAATGTGTAGATCGTGCGACCACCAGAGGTCGTGACGGTGGGTGAGCCGGTGGTCGAAACGGCTGCGCGTGGGGCAGAGATGATCACCACCCCAGACCCGCCAGTACCACCGCGCCCCGAGCCGTTGTTGCTGCCGCTGCTACGCATACCGCCGCCACCACCGCCACCAGTGTTCGCCGTACCGTTGCCGCCTACCGTGTTTTCGATTGGCCCAGTAGCGGTACCACCTGCCCCACCACCGCCGTTGCCGCCGCTTCCAGAAACGGCGCCACCTCCGTCCGACTGTGCGCCGCCGCCGCCGCCCCCTGCGTACCAAACTGCTGTACCAGTGATGGACGATTGCACCCCGACACCGCCAGCGCCACCTTGAGGCGTCAGGAATGCAGTGTTGCCAACCCCACCGGCTCCACCGCCGCCACCGCCGGCTCGCTGAACCTCAGTGTTGTTGGCGCCGGCTCCACCATTGAATCCTTGCCCGGGAATGCCAATGCCGGGAGCGCCTACCGGCGCGTTGTAGGCGCTTGTGCCACCGCCAGAGCCACCATTCAGTCCATCGCCATAACCGCCGCCACCACCGCCAATTGCAGTGACAACAGATCCTGCAACGACAAGCGAAGAGTTGGAGCCGTTCAAGCCTACCGCTGAATTGATCGGGGCATAGCCGTATCCGCCAGCGCCGCCTGCACCCACAGTCACGGTGTAAGCAGAACCCAGAGCAAGAGAAACCCCGGAGCCTGACAACAATCCTCCGGCGCCACCCCCAGACCCAGAATCAAAGGAACCGCCGCCGCCGCCAGCGACAACAAGATAGTTCACCTGTATCGAATTGAATGGCCAATTCGATCCGGCTTGAGCGCGATACTGATCCGTCAGGCTCCAGATGTCTGACGCTGATGTGGTGCTTGGGAATTGAGGCATGGTCAGAACGTGATTGAGCCGGAGGCAGTGAACCTGTAGATGGTTCGACCCCCGGACGTGGTAACCGTTGGAGAGCCGGTAGTTGATGCAGCAGCCACCGGCGAAGAGATAATCACAACACCCGACCCACCATTGCCTCCAGCCGTGTTGTTGTTGCCCGAGCCGCCACCGCCACCGCCAGTATTGGTACCGCCTGCTCCTCCATTTGCACCAGATCCATTGTTTCCACCGTTGGCACCGCCAATACCTACTCTGTTTCCACCGCCCGAATTCGCATAAAGACCGCCACCACCGCCACCGCCCGGGCCACCGTTGCCGCCGTAGTACGGATAATCCGGCTCCGCGCCGGCTCCACCGCCGCCACCGCCGGCGTAGTAGATGGTGGTGCCTGTGATGGCGAGCGGCAACCCAGTGCCGCCGTTACCGCCAACAGCCCCTCCCCAAGACGTGGTGCCCGAACCGCCCTGTCCACCGGCCCCGCCACCTCCGCCGCCGGCGTAGTTGGGAATCTCGATATAATTGCCGTTGCCGCCCCTGTTTCCATACCCAGTCGCACCACCGCTGTCGTTTTGAGTTTTGGCTGCACCCACCTTGAAGTAGAAATAGCTGCCACCGCCGCCGCTACCGCCTGTTAATGCGGGGTTTCCATCTAGACCTCCGCTACCGCCGCCGCCGCCGTTTGCAATGATGGTGTCGAAGATAGAGTTGTTGCCCGAGTTACCTCTGGCATTTGTTACGCCAGATCCGCCTGCGCCAATTGTTATGGTGTACGCCGTTCCCTTAACAACACCTCGTAGGGTCTGATAGCACAGACCTCCAGCGCCTCCGCCGCCGGAAATATATGAACCACCACCCGCACCACCTCCCGCCACCACGAGGACGTCAATTTGGATGGCTGGTGGCCAATTCGCGCCCATAACCGCATCGCGCTGATCGGCAAGCGTCCAGCGCCCGTAGGCGGTCAGGATTGACGGAAAGTCAGGCATGGCTTAGGCGATGATTTCGTAGGAGCACACAGCTTCGAGGTCGCTATTCGCGTTGGCTGTCAGCCGCAGCGAGTCGCCTTCTTCGAGGTAGATCGCCTTGCTGATCACATCGAGAACGGCATCAGCAGGAACAACCACTGTGTTAGCGATGCGGTAAGCAGTGCTAGAGCGAAAAAGATCCACTGTAATTTCAGCATTGTTTGTTCCATCGACGTTTGCTACATACAGTGCATTAATCTTCAGCACCGTATTACTGCTACCACTATTTGTAACAATTGCAGTAGCGGTAGTCGTAACAGCCTGTACTGCTGTTTTACCTGTGATTGTTACGACGTTGACGATATTTGGCGCAGCCATTATGTTCTCCTAATTTTATCCAAACACAATTGCCATTGCAATTGCTTTCCCTGTAGACGCATAGTTTGGAGTTTGCCAAGACGGTAATGCGCCAGAACCATTTGATGTAAGAAGTTGCCCAGATGTACCAGTACCAGAAACCTGCTGTAGTGCTCCAGTGCTAGTCGTGCCACCAGTAAGAAGAGCATATGCTGTCGCTGTCGTTATACCAGTTCCACCTTGAGGAACTGTCACTGCTGCACCAGTGGTCAAGACTGTACCAGAAACGTCTGGTGCAGTGAGCGTCCGATTGTTAGTCAGCGTATTAGGAATAAACGTTACGCGATAGCCTGATGTTCCACCTGCTCGACCAGTAACAACGATACCGTCTTGTGCAGCAGTTTGCCCAAATGTTTGTCCGGTAGCATTATAGAAAGTATTTGCGCCAGTGAACGCATTGTTACCGCTCAGAGTAGCATAGCCAGATGCAGGCAAATATGTTGCAACCCATGCGCTGCCGGTATAGACCCGCATTTCATTGGCGCTACTATTCCAATACAGCGCACCAGTCAGCAACGCATTGCCATCATTATCGACGGAAGGATCAGACGTCTTAGATCCGAGATAACGATCATCGAAGCTGTCGTAGCTCGCAGCAGCAGCGGATGCAGATGATGCAGCGTTAGATGCGCTTGTAGACGCACTAGACGCGCTTCCTGCCGCATTACTAGCGCTTGTAGCAGCCGCAGCAGCCGAAGTCGCAGCAGATGTTGCAGAGCCTAGAATGCTATCGACATATCCCTTGCGAGTAAGATCGTCATCGGCGGTGGGTGTAGCGGTGCTAGTAACTTTGTTAGCACCCATGACGATGTTACCCGTCATTGTGCCGCCAGTCAGATTCAGCTTACCGGCAAGCGAAGTATCAACTTCGGTTTTAGTGTAAGCATCGGTGATGCCATAGCCCGAAATCGTCGTCGGATTTGTACCCGCAGTGATGCGACCCCATTGATCCGTAGTGACAGAACGATATGTTCCGGCAGTTACACCCGTCGTTGCCAAATCAATTTCATCAGCACTAACAACGATGCGACCAGAAGAGGCAGTGTTGACATTGAGCGTATTGCCGCTCTTTGTCATACCTGTACCGGCTGTAACTTGTCCTGCACCAGAGAACTGAACAAACGTTACAGCGGTGCTATCAATCGTGCCACCGGCTGCAACCGTGCAGAGATAGCCGTTGTTACCGTTGGCTGTGCCACCCTCAACGAACACGAAGGCAGAAACAAGTTCGTCCCATGCGTTTGCGTCAGCAGCACGGCTCCATGTGCTAGAGGCAGCAACGTAGATGCCGTTTTGCGAAGAGGTAGACTGATCTTTTACAAGAACGCGATCACCTGCGATGACAGAAACACCGTCAATCGTCTGAGCACCAGACAGCGTGATGCTAGTTGTCGTTGCAGCTTTTACAGACGCCTTAGCATCAATGCCCTGCACTGCGCTATCAACGTAAACCTTCGTAGCAGCATCGTTATCGCTTGTGGGCGTGCCAAGACCAGTAATCTTGTTCGTGCCCATCGCAATAGCGCCACTCATGGTGCCGCCTGACAGATTCAGTTTCAGCGCATCAGCAGTGTCAACGTATCCCTTTGTAGCAGCATCGCCTGAGTTGGTGGGAGTCGACAGGTTGGTGATAGTGCCAACAGTGCCGGAATCCATGTTCAGCGTGCCAGTAATGGTGACGTTGTTGAACGAGGAAGAGCCGCTAGAGGCTGTGACGTTACCCGTCAGGTTGCCAGTAACGTTACCAGTGACGTTGCCAGTAACATTGCCCGTCAAATCGCCGGTAACGTTACCCGTGACGTTACCTGTTACGTTACCTGTTATGCCGCCAACAAATCCGACAGTAGCGGTGATTGTTGTGCCAGTAATCGCATTGGGCGTGCTACCACCGATGACGGTGTTGTTGATTGTTCCACCAAGCACACTTGCGGTGTCAGCAATCAACGAATCGATGTTGGCAGTGCCGTCAATGTACAGATCTTTGAACTCAAATGTTGAGCTTCCAAGATCGATGTCGTTATCGACGACAGGAATAAACGCCCCATCGACAACACGAAGCTGCTCAGCCGCAGCACTACTAACGTTAACGAAAAGGCTCAGTCGATTGTTTGTAGCATCAACAACAACTTTGTTGCGAGCATTCGTATCAGAAATAAGCGGAACGTATGCGCCTTCGGTTGCCGTGCCGTCATGTTTGTGACCGCTTGCAACAACGAACGCATCACGCAGCGTATTAAATTCGTCGTTAATGGGTGTTGCCCGAACAACCGCTGTCGGAACAATACTAGCTGCGGATTGTCGTGAATATCCAGCCACGCTTATCTCCTGTCGTTGTATGTGAAGTTGATCACCAAACCCTGAATGTTATGACTCAGGTTTGTGTCATTAGTGACGTATGTGAATGAAATGGAATAACCGGAACCAGAGATGTTTGTTTTGACCACAGGTGAAGGATTTCCATCATACACAGCAGCGCTATCATAGATAGCGGTGTTATAGAACGCCGCAGCATACTGCGTCGTTATAGCATAGTCTGGCGGATTAAAGACGTTTTGACTATCATCAAAGTCATAAGACGCAGCAAATACAATGTTGATGACTCCTTCAGAGCGAAGGAATGTTGTTACGTTGTAAAAGTTCTTGCGTATCGTAGGATCTTCAATGTAATAATATGGAGTCTGATAAACGCTCAGAATATTTCTGCCGTCAAAATTACTTCCAGTTTCTTGCTTGTAAACCTTACCGTTGACATCTCCATGTAACAAGATTTCGTCTGTTCCAATTAAACCACTGGAAGCAGCCGTTGCTGTCATGTCGAACAGTTGACCAAACTCAAGACCAATACCTTGATCAGTACGACGAAGACCACCTAAGATGCCAAATACACCATCGGTTTGCGACAAGAAGCGAAACTGACTCTTTCGGTTATAAACAACACTGTTGAATTTTTCAACGTCAAGACTAGAGTTTACAATTTCATCAATAAGAGAGTTGACTGTACTCTGAATCTGTTTCGAAAGGTTTTCAAGCTCAACGTCACCGATACGCGCTGTACCGGCAATTGGACGAAAGCCGTCGTAGCTCAAAAATACAAGATTACCCGCAAACTCGATAACGCTATCGGGAACAATACATCCCAGATTGTTGGTTACCTCTTGTACATCAAAGTTTGCAATGCTTGTGCCGACAAGCTTCTTGATTGAGTTCTTTCCAAAGATGTATAGCGTATCTCGGAATGACTTAATCTGAACAATCGGAAAACCAACGTTGATTACTCCGGCTCCGGCTGCGGGACTGAAGTTGGTTTCATCAAGTGGAGCAGAGAAATAAAGATTGTATGGGCTTGAGCTATTTCCTGCCAAGAACAAATGATTGGCAAATTGAGTTACATACTTTGGATTTGTAGGCGCAGTAGATGCCGTGATCTGTGTATAGGTTGTTCCATTGTAGACAGCGGCAGGATTAACGCCATCGACGAGCACCATCTTGTCAGTGCTCCATGCTAGATTTTCAAAACGTACTTTTTTGACACCAACCATGCTGACAGTGCCGGGTGTTGAAATGGCAACCCAGTCAGATGTTGACGTATTCCAACGATAGAAATAATTTGTGCCGCTAGTGGGTCGACGGCATGCAAAAATACTATTATTAATACCCTCAAAAATATTAATGCCTAATACACCACCCTGACCCGGAAGCGCACCATAAGAATTAGCATAGCCATTAATGCGTCGATAACCACCCGAAATAGATGGTTCATAGTTAATAAGCTGCAATGCGCTGCCGGGAGAGCGCTCTGCTTGCGACAAAAGATCTTTGTTGGTGTCTAATCCACCAAGACAACTAACCTTTAACGCTTGAACACGATCAGCCATTGAGCACCCTTGCCGACACAGCGGGTTTCAAAATCATCGTAGAAGTCATCGATACCGGATCGTCCATCAACAGACGACGCATGGTGCGAATACCGTTATCAAACTTTTCTTTATGAATATTTGCACTTTGTTCATTGCTACGGAACATCATCAAGAACATCATAGCACCATCGATGATGACGCCTTTGAATCGATCTGGAATAATGCAGGTCGAAGAATACGCCGTCAGATCTGATGGAAAGCTCCAGTATTTATATTCGATTACATACGCTTTATCGGGAGGCGGCGTAAGTCCAAACTTACCTTCTTGTGTCATGTAGACACGTCGCGGAGCTTCGCGAGCAGCTTCACCACCGCTATCATCACGACCACGATAGTGCCGCAAGAACTCTGTATACGGTATTTGTTCTAGCTTTTGTGGAACATTGGTCTGATCAGCAAGCTGACGAATGTAGAAGCTGTCCCAATCAACACTGGAACAATCAGCAGGAAAAGCGTATTCGGCTGTACCGATAGTGGCTGTTTGTGGATACGTAACAATCAAGAAGGGCCATTCTTGACCCTGATTCAAAATCTCACGAACAGAGGCGTTAATCGCATCTTTCGCCAGAGCCTGAATGTTTCGTGCTGTCTCAAACGTATTAGAGTCCATCTCCACTTCGTTGATGCGACGCAGCAATTCGTTAGTGAGCGAAAGATAGGTTGCCATAATATCCCTAGTTATACAACAGAAAAAGGCTCCGTAGAGCCTTTTCCTTAGCTTTAGTCTTTGTAAGACTTAGGCAAGCACGTCATTGTCAACAGCGCCCGGAGTAGCCCAGTCAGCATTGACATCGACCACCACAGCGAACACGCGACCACGGATCGTGCCGGGAGAACCGGAGATCGTCGTCACGACGTCGATGGTGTCAGCCGCAGCCACCAGACCGGCAGTGGTGCCAATCTTGGTGGTATTAGCAGCGGTATTGTCAAAATCGAGGTCATTAGCGAACACGGTGGTGCCATCAGTAATATCCAGTGTATACGTGGTGATGTTAGGCACCGTCGTATAGTTTTGGAAACCGACAGCCAACACCAGAGTGCCAGCGCCCACAGAGATACCTACAGCGGTGCCAGAAGTAGCGGCAAGCGTCACTTCCTTTTCCACAACGTAGGCTTTATTTCGAAGAGATTGAACAGCAGCCATTATTTTTTCCTTTCAAAAGGAGGGAGCCGAAGCCCCCTCTTTATACTTACGCCACGTTGTACTTAGCGCGAACGATAGCCTCGGGACGCAGCAGCTTGCGACCATAGACATGCATACCACGCACGATGTCAGCAAAGCTGTCGGGATCGCGATAGGTTTCAGTCTTGGTGATCGTCTCAGCGGTAGCCACAGCAGACTCATGACCGGCAACGATGATGCCATAGTTGTCGTTCTGGTTAGCAACGCCCGATGTGCCGGGGCCGGTGCCGATAGCCGGGAGGTTATTCGACACAAACACCTTGAAGCCGTGCAGGCTGCTCAGCACCAAACCGTTTTGCAAACCAGAGCCACCGAAGTCGCTGTTCAGCAGACGGCTGTCTTCGTCCTTCAGCATTTCCACGAAGATCGGGTCAACCACGAGGAAGCGACCATTGGTGTCAACGTTTTGTTGATCCAACAGACGAGCCATGCGGGAGATGATCATCAGCGGAGACACGCGATCATTGGGGATCGAAGCAGAACCCGGCAGACGAGGCGTCACAGGGATCGAATGCTCACCGGCAGAAGCCGTCGTGATGTTGGCGAACGAACCCTTCTTCAGCTTCATCGAAGCCAGAAGTTCGTCGCTATCAGCCGTAGCGATAGCCTTGGTACCCGAAGCGGTGCTACGAGCAACGTTAGCATTGCCACCCAGAGCGGCTTGTTGGAAGCCAGTCATGTAGCCAAGCACGTCTTGGTCGTAGTTGTCCTTCAGACGATAGGCAGCGCGATCAGAAGCCATCGACATCCAGTTGACATGCGACTGAGAAGCCTCAATGTCGTCAACCTTGAACGCGAAGTAGGCAGACTTGTCGACCACCAGAGTGAAGTCGCTGTCGTCCAGATCCTGCGCGGTCACTTGCGTGCCACGAGCATAGTTCTTGACGGCGATTTCGGGTTCCTTGATGATCTTCACCGAGTCGCCCACGTTGGCGATTTCGCCAAAGTAGTCGTTGTTGGTGATAGCTTCAGCAACGGAAGACTTACGGAAAGCAAGCTGAACTTGCTTGGAATAGATAACCGGCGACCAGTTACCGTTAGGAAGGTTGCCCCAACCCGGAGCAGCAGCAAATGCCATTTTAGTTTCTCCTATATTAGCATTTAAAACTGTCTTGGTTTTTCAATCGGGCCTTGCTTAGAGTAGGTGGTCAATGCTAATCGCTCTAGAGTTCGATTAGGATTGACGGCTACCTGCTTGGGTTATCGATGTAACACTTGACAGGAACAAAAAAAAGAGCGTTGCCATTTCTGACAACGCCCCCGTTAGAACAGACTTTTCAGTCTGTGTCAAGTGTTATCGTGCATTTCCAGTAATATCGTATACGAATTTACCAGAACGCATTGCCTTGACGATATCTTCTTGATTTTTTTCATACTCTTGAATCGACATCTTCTGCACTTGGCTTTCATAGAAAACGCCTTCCTGATCGCCAGTGGGATTCGGAGTAGAGCGACTACGAGTATTCACAGCCTGTGCTGCTGCTTTATTATCCTCAACAGTCTTGTTCTTCTTTGAAATATTTCGATCTGCTTTATACAAATCGATAGCGCGTGCTGCTGAGCGATAGTCGTCGTCATTCTCATACAAGGCATCCTGCACCCACTTCGGTTGCTCTTCAGCCCAGTCGTGGAAGTCGTCGCTGTCTTCGATCTTGTCGAAGTCGGGATGGGCCTTGAGCAGTTCGACACGAGCCTTGTCACGAGCCGTTTGACGCTCTGTCTCATCCACCTTACGCATCCGCTCTTCAAGAGTCTTCTGCGTTTCTTTGGCCTTCTTCAGAGCAATGCTTTCGACGATGCGATAGACGTCGGGATATTGCTTTGCCCAAGCATCAATGTCTTCATCGCGTGCCGGAAGCTTCATTTGCTTCTCAGCCGTTTGCTCAACAAGCTTCTTTAGGTCTTCAACTTCTTTTCGAAGATCGTTTTCAACTTTTTGTGAATGCCTACGAAGATCACCATAGCGCTTCTTAAAAGTCTTTTCTTCCGCAGTAAGATTTTCGTCAGAAGGTTCATCTTCATTTTTAACTTCCTCACCGGGTGCGATCTGAGTTTTCTTCAGCGCTTCAAGTTCTTCTTCGTCTTTCTTAATACGATCTTCTAGCGTGTTGCGACGCATTGAGAACGGTACAGTTTTAGTTGGAACAGGAACAGCAATAGGATCAGCCATAATTAACTCCTTTCTAAGTTATGGGGCCATTTGTAGCCGCAGATGCGGGGAAACGGGTTGCCGTTTAAGTGCTAAGTATAGTCGATCTTATTCTCCTTTATTAAGTTTGGACAATCATGTCGTTGTTGCCGAATTCTCTAAATCCGCTTCCACCACTGGTGCCAAAATCACCAACGTCAAATCCACCGTACCAATCAAATCCGATGTCTCTACTAAACTCATTCATTCTGACGACATCTGCAAAGTCCATGTCTGACTGAAAAACGCCAAAACTTCCACCGTAGTTTTCATCTTCAAGACCAAAGTCAGTATCGGACAATCTTACACCGAAATCGCTATATTGACGAGTGGCATCGGCAACCGCATCCATCATGCTCTTACCGTTGATTACAGCATTTA